ATGAACCCAGACGTTGAACGCCTCGCCCACCGGTTCCCGCTCATCGCCCGGCCCCGGCCTGCCTGCCCGCCCCTCCAGGAGCGGATCAGCGAGATCAGCCGTCTCGCACGAGATGCCGAGCACGCCGACGACCCGCTGCCACTCGCCGCCCAGGCACTCAACAAGGCCGCACTGATCGCCAGCGACTGCGGAATACCCGAACTGGCGCACGGCTGGTGCTGGCGACACATCAACCTGTACCGCAACGCGCCCCGCCTGACCGCCCGGCAGGCCCACCACATGCTCGAACCGGTCGTCAACCTCGCCCGCCTGCGCCTGCGCGCCGATGCCCCAGACGCCGCCTGGGCCATGCTCACCACCGTGCATCAGGCGCTCGCAACCAACGCCGACGCCATCATCGAGGGCAGGCCACTACCGACCGGCCACCTCACCGGCGACATCGGCGACCAGCGCGAACTGCGTCGCTGGATGTGGGGTGTCTACCTGTCCGAAGGCAGCCGCGCTCTGCTCCGCCAAGGCCGATGGCAGGACGCGGTCACGCACGTCGAGCTGAACAAGGGCATCGGGAGGCACCTGCTGGACGGTCGCCAGATCAGCATCATCGCTCGCTGCCTCGCAGGCGACACAGAAGCCGCACGCGCAATCCTCGACGCCGGCCTGCACACCGAGCCGTGGGAGGAGCAGGTCGCAGCATGCCTGGCGGTGGTATGTCAGCTCTCCTGCGGCGGGCCCGTCGCGGACTATGCGGCTCGCATGATCGAACAGTATCTCGCCAGCGAGCCAACGCCTGATCACGCGCTCTTCCGTATCCGTCTCGGCTTGACCGTTGCCGATCTTTGCGTGGACCCGAGCCAAGCCAAGTGCGTCTATGAGCACGTGACCGGTGAAGCCCTGGCATCGAGAGACGGATACGCAGCTCGCGAGGTCCTAAGCCACCACGGGTGCACAGCGAACCTCAGCAACCCCCAGAAGCGCGACCTCACTACGGCTGTGCACTCCTCCGGGCTCGGGCTTCAGGCGATACCTGCCTCAGCGCTGTCCGATCTAGCCGAAGCGGCTCGAACCGGTGAGATGGTGATCAGGAACGTTCTGTGCTCGTCCGCAGAGAGTCCAGGGCCTGTATCGAAGTCGGTCAGAGCCATTCGTTGATCCCGGCAACGAGGACGGTGGCCTCGTAGCGCGTGGCCACAGCGCGATGGCGTTTGAGCCGGTTGATGCCGCACTCCACGGCGTGACGCTACCGGTTAGACCTGAGGGCGAGACGCCCTTAGCGCCCTCGGCTGCAGAGAGGGGCCTGAACAGCGCTCGCGAACGGCCCGCTGAGGCCGCGCGTCACGACGACTGATCACCTGCGAAAACGCGGAAAGCGCCCTGCTCCTCCCGGAGCGGGAGGAGCAGGGCGCTCTGATGATGGCAGAAGCTACCGCTGGTCGGCCGGGAGGTCCGGCCGCGGGGTGTGCCGGGCCTTCCAGCCGGCCACGGCCGCCAGCGCGGTCGGCAGCAGTGGCAGCGTGATCGCCTCCACCCAGTCGGGCAGGAACGAGATCATCGACGGGTCGGTAGCGACCGCCTGCAGCACCGCCATACCGGCCACACCGGCCAGGTAAGCGGTCAGGGTCATCGCCTTGACCTTGGTCTCGACGGGCGGCTTCGAGTACTCGAGCTGCGGATCTGCGTGCATATGCCCCTCCTTCGGGACAGCCCGCCACGGCGGGGGTTCAACGCGTGTTGGAACTGCGCGCCGCGGTTCCAACGAATCGGGGGGAATCGAACGTCAGGCGCGGGGCGGCCACGACCACTGGCCGTGGTCCGGCCCCTCGGACCGCGACGTCGCCCAGTAGCTCGTGTTGCCGTCCAGGAGCACCTGGAGGTTGACGGTCTTCTCGGCGCCCTCGAAAGTCCGCACGACGATCGCCGGGTAGACGTCGCCGAGCTTGACGGGGGAACGGACGACGCCCTGACCGCCGTACGACTGCATGTTGTGCAGGTCGATCATGGACACGTCGTGACCGCTCAGCTTGTAGTGGACGATCCGGCCGATCGTCGGCGCGGGGGTCGTCTCGGTGGGGGTGGACATGGGGCCTCCTCCTTCGAGGCTCAGGCCGCTAGCGGGATCGCTATCAGCGGCGGAACATGCTGATCTTGGCCATCGAGACCTTCTCGACGACCGCCGTGGCGACGCTCTTGCTCGGGTTGATCACCCGCAGGCGGAGCTGGTTGTAGGTGTTGAGCGCGAACTGGCCGCCGATGTTCTCCTCGACCCGGCCGTTGATGTCGGCGTGGGCCGTCAGCCGCCAGGCGTCGTCCTTGAAGGTCTTGCCGTCCCGCGAGTAGCGCGACCAGGCGATATCCACCTCCGCGCCCGGGGGCAGGCCGCGGAGCTTCACCAGGCCGTCCATGATGCACCAGCGGGAGCCGCTGGCCAGGACCGCGGCACCGTCCGGGCTGTGCGCGTTCGGGTCGTCGGTCCACTCGGTGTGCCAGCGCACCGTCAGCGCACCATCGGCGGGGACGTCCTGGTCCTCACCGGCTCCCAGAGAGATAACCTCGGCCACGTCTTCCTCCTGCTGTGGCTTGGTGATCGTTGCGGGGTTCTTCATGCACCGGGCGACGGTGGCCCGGAAGGTGGACATGTTGAGGCCGTGCGGGTCCACCTTTTGAAGGTTGACCTCCTTGTGGCCCATCACCCTGCTCGCGGGCAGGCCGAACTCCTGGCACAGCTCCGCACAGAGCGCGTAGTAGGCGTCGAGCTGCACGCTCGGCCACGGGCTGTGGCCGTCGTTCTCGGCCTCGATACCCAGCGCCGACGAGTTGGTGTGGTGCCCGCTCGTGCTCGGCGCGTTGTGCCAGCACCGCCCCGCGGCAACGACCCAGATGCGGCCGGTGTGCTGCAGCCAGAAGTGCGACAGCGGCCCGGAGAGGCCCGGACGCCCGTTCACCACGACGTGCCGGTCATTCCATCCCGCAGTGTGGTGGCACACCACGCCCTGGACCGAAGGCTGCGGCCCGTGCCCGCGTGCCTTCCACCCGCCCACCTCCGTCACCGGGAAGCCCGTCTTGCGGGCGACGTCGGCGAGCTGCGTCAGCCACGGCATCAGCTCTCCCCCTCGGAGTTGTCATAGGAGCCCTCGACCTCGCGAGGGACGTCGGCGTGCACCGCCGTGGTGTTGATGACGACCTGCTGCGCGGCCGCCAGGCGGTGTTCCGTCAGATGGGCGGCCAGCGCGTCCTCCACCCGGCGTACAGCGGATTCCGTGCGGTTGACCGCATCTCGCAGGCTCGTGCCGTGGTTCTCGTACAACTGCTCCTCCATGCGCTGCAGTCGCACCATCACGCCCGCCCGGCCGGGCACGCCCGGCCGTTCCTCCACCCCGTTCCAGTCGTCCCAGAACTGGCCGAACTTCTCGGCGATCTGGGACAGCTTCCGGCCCGGCTGCACGACCAGCACGTACAGGGCGGACGCGGCGGCCGCGAGGAGCACGATCACGCCGGCCGCCGTGAGGATCACGTTGCCCTCGGCCACCTCGGTCACAAGACCCCCTTGAAATGAGAAGGCCCCCACGCCAGCGCGTGGAGGCCGTGGTCAGTAGCACACCGCGTCATGTCGGCAGCGGCTGCATGCCGACGAACGTCGCCGGCGGCTTGGTCTGGAAGGTCGGTGCGAGCAGCGTCTCGGCCGAGACCCGCCGCCACTCCACCGCCATGCGTCGGCCCTGCACCCGCACCGGGTCAAGTCGGGCGCCGCGGATCGGCGCGAGCGGGTCCGGATCAGCCGTCCGCTGCGACCCGACGAACTGGAGCGCCGCCTGCCGGTCCTGCTGTGGCGCGTTCTCCAGCGCCACCCGGTTCCGCTTCACCGACTTGATCCGCTCCAAGTGCGCCTGCAGGCGCGTCTCGTCGCTGCACCCCGGCGTCCAGCACGTCGGCAGGTTCCACGTCTCCTCCGCCACCCGCAGCGCGCCCGGGTCCTGCCACATCAGCGGGTCACGCGGGTCCGGGATGAACGGTTCGTACAGGATCACGTCCAGGAGGGTGCCGATGTCCTCGTGGTCGATGCCGTACTCGGCTGCCCGCCACTCCAGGGTGTTGTGTGGAAAGACGTGGATGTGCGTCATCTGGTCAGGCTTGACCTGGTAGACGCCCCACAGCGGTTCTGCGCCGTCGTTGTCGAGCCGTCCCTGAGCCTCTGGATCGGTCAGACTCGTGTGGCTGTAGGCCAGCTCGGCGTCCCAGATCTGCCATGTCACGCTACCGCCCACGCGGCAACCTCCTCATCAATGCCTGTGCGACCACCAGTAGATGGCCTTGCCGCTGTAGACGCCGCCGCCCTGGCTCCAGCTCATTTGGAACGACGACGGCGTGGATGACGTGCCGCACCAGTAGAAGTTCGGGTTGGTCGCACCGTCGCGCACGGATGCGACCGGGCCCATGTTTCCGGTCATGGTCGCGCCGTAGCTGATCGTCACACCAGAGTTGCCCGAGCTCACCGTGAGCGACCCGGCGAGGATTCCCGCGGTCGGCCCCAAGGTGGTGAAGTCCCACCACTTGCCCACGTGCCGGGTTCTGCCGCTGCTGTCGAACCAGAAGTACTGCTCATCGCTGGAGGTGTGCTTGTAGCCGTACGTCGCGTAGTCCTCGGCCAGCTCCATCAACCCGCCGTTGTCGCCGCTCAGCGAGGCGTTGCGGACCTGCATCTGCATCCACCCGGCGGCGATCGTCGTCTGCGACGCCGCGGTGCTGCCCGAGTTCGTGCCCGAGGTGATCTCAAACGTCGCCTCGCCCGAGAACTGGTCATCGCGGGTCCGCAGCCGTGTGTAGTTCGTGCCGTTCGTCGGGTAGAACCGCATCTCGGGGAACGTCGCGCCGGGCGGCTGCAGGTCCAGGCGCCGTCCGGTCGCCGCGGTGCGGATGTTCGCCCCCGTGATGGTCTTACCGTCGATCGCTGTCGCCGCGAGCTTGGTCGCTGTGATCGCCCCGGCGGCGATGTTGTCTGCCTGCACCGCGTTCGCCGCGATGTGGCCAGCCTGGATGGTCCCGGCCGCGATCTTGTCAGCGGTCACCGCGTTGGCCGCGATGTGGCCAGCCTGGATCGCCCCGGCCTGGATCAGCCCGCCTGTGATCGTCCCTGCTACGATCTTCGCGTTGGCCGGGATTGTGCCGTCGATGATGTGTTGGGCACCATCAATGACCTGGCCGATCAGGTCAGTGTCCACGACCGGCTGCGTCGCGGTGACGGCGCTCGCCGAGGCCGCGGACTCGTTCCCGCTGCGGTCGATTGCCGTCAGCCAGAACTCCCGATCCGCGCCGTACGGCTGGCCCGGCACCACCACTGACCCGGCCGCGTCCAGGTGCCCGACCACGGCCGCGCCCGGCGCGAGCGGGTCCTGCATCCACACCCGCACCACGGAGAAGTCGGACGGCATCGGCTCGCCTCCGCCGCCCAGGCCGTCCCACGCGACGTGGATCACGCCCAGCCGGGTGGACACCTGCGGCATGCTCGGGACCGGCGGCGGCGTCACGTCGTCGGGGATGACCGCTACGACCTGCTCGGAGAACTCCCCCTTCACCCCGGCCGAGGTCGCCCGCACCTTGAAGGCGTACTCGGTGCCGACCACCAGCGGGGAGAACGCCGCCGTCGTCTCGTCGGTCACGGCGATCTGCATCCACAGCGCGCCCGCCTGGTTGACCCGGGCGAAAAGCTCATAGCCGTCGATGTCCAGCGCCACGCCAGCGACATCGGCCGCGACCTCACCCCACGTCGCGGTCACCTGGCCGCGAGCGAAGCCGTTCTCGTCCAGGTAGGCGACCGGGTCAACGATGAGACCTTCCGGCGCGGCCGGGGTCCGGTTGTTCGTCTCCGGGGCAGGGTCTCCACCCGAACCGCCCGAGCTCACCCCGCCGTCGAGGATGCCCTGCGCCTGGCGGGCCAGGCGGATTTCCCTTTCCAGGAACCTGTCGTTGAGGACGACGTTGCCACCGATCGAGCCGTCCTTGTCGATCGAGAGGGTGATCTGCCGCAGGCGAAGCGACTGCATCACCGCACTGTCGCCCGGCGCGAGCAGGTAGTCCCCTGGCTCGTAGTGCGCGAACGGCAGCCACCGCGCGGCGTCGAACATCAGCCCGCGGGTGATCTGCACCCGCTCTCGGCCGATCCGCTCCAGCGCGTTCTGCGCCAGCAGCAGCGCCGTACCGCTGTCCTTCACCCCGCCCTGTGACTGGTAGGTCTCCCATCTACCCCACGGTGCGACGGCCGCCGGGTTCGTCGCCTCCACCGACAGGCCGGCCTCGCCTCCGATGAGGATGGCCGACGCGGCGTCCTCCAGCGTGCCTGTGTCCGGCGCCTCGGTCACGTCGCGGCCGAACCGCAGGTCAATCGGTGCCGGGCCGGAGGCCCGGTCGGCGCCGAGCACGGTGTCGGGATTGAACACCTGTAGGCTGCGGCCCTGCATCCGCCAGTCGATGACGCCCTGCTCACCGAGGTTGATCAGAACGGCGAGCAGGTCCTTGCCGGGTTCCACCGCCAACGTCAGCGTCTTCGACCAGGGCTCCCCCGCGCTGTCATGGGCTGCGGAGAAGTCGAACGACAGGCCGGGCAGCGCGCCGCGCGCCTGCCCCTCCTGGATGAACGTCGCGAGGATCGCACCAGGGCTGACGGCGTTGAACGGTCGCTTGCCGTCCACCAGCGCGTTGTTCGGATACAGCACGACCTTGCGCAGCATCCATGCCCAGCCGGGGCAGTCGTACGACCGCGCCCCGGTCCGGTCTATCTCATCGCCTCCGCGCTTGATCCGCAGGAAGCGCGCGTTCGGCGGCTCTGCCCAGGGGCCGCCGTCCACTGCGTACTCCACCGCGATCTCGCAGTGGCCCGCCAGCACGCCCGCGTTTAGGCCGGCCGTTGGGTAGCTCACCTTGAGGCCCGGCACATCGTTTAGCGGATCGCCCAGCTCGAACCCGTTGTGCTGCGGCAGCACACCCAACCTGGGCCCGTTCGGCGCGTACGCGACCAGGCGCAGCGCGAACTTCGCGGGCCTACCCGGGACGATCACCTGCACCGTTGGCCCCCCTCAGAGCGTTGATTTCCTCGCGCTGCTGATCCACGGCTGCGGACAGCACAGCGTTCTCGTAGGTCAGCTCCTCTACCCGGCGCCGCAGCACGGTGATGATCCGGCCGGGCTCGACCACCAGGTCCTGCATCACGCCCCCGCCCGCAGAAGCGCCCGCTGCTGCTCCAGCCGGGCGGCCGCGCACTTCACCGAGTCGATCCGCACGTGCGAGCGCAACGGCGCGAGGACGTCGGCCGCCTTCCGCGCGGCCGACGTGCGGCCCTTCGGTACGGCCGTCGTGACCGTCGCGTGATCGCGTTTGCACCGCTCGACCCGCTCCAGCACCGTGGCGCGGGCCTGCTCGCCAGCCACCTGCCATGGGTTCGGCTCTTGGTCATCCGGGGCGTAGATGGGCAGCATCGTCTGGTGCAGGATCACGTCGATTGCCTCGTCGGCCGAGGTCAGGCCGTACGCGACGGCGGTGTTCTCGATCGCCATCTTCGGCAGCCATAGCGACACCGACTCCCCATCGGCCGGCCGGGAGATCGTGATCTCCCACGCCTCGATCCGACCCGATGTGTCGCCTGTCTCGATGACCTGGGTGACCTGCCACTGGTCCGGCATGCGAATCTCCTTAACGCCAGGCCCACAGGGCGATGAGCAGGGTGGACGTCGGCGCAGTGCCCGTGCGGAAGAACAATGTGCTCTGCGTGCGGCTGTGGATGTACAGGTCCGTGGGGGCCGGGCCGGGAGCCGTTGTCTGCGCCGACCACACGCATTTCGGGACGGTCAGCATCGTGTACCCCAGGTTCACGACGTGGTAGGTGCCGTTACCGGTGATCGCCACCTCAAGCATGATCAGCCCGGACTCCGCCGATGTGAACTGCCACGTGCCGCGGTGAAACGTCCCGGACGGGTCGAACACGAGGAGCTGGTCATCCTGCGTCGGGTGCACCCACCCGATCGACGCCTGGTTCTCCACTACCGACACGACCCCGCCGCGCTGCTCACCGTTCGATGGGTTCAGGATCGCCGCCTGCCAGAAGCCGGCCGCATGGATCAGTCGGCACATCGCGGTGCCCGCCTGGTTGGTGCCGGACTCCATGACCAGCGTCGCCTCGCCCGTGAAGCGGGAACCGTCGCTGTAGATCCGCGACTGGTTGGTCCCGCTGCCGGGGATGAAGCGAATCTCCGGGTTGGCCGCCCCTGCGGGGTTGACCACGACGCGTGCCCCGGTCACCCCCGATGCGAGCTGGCCGACAATGGAGACCGCGCCGGTGGACGCTGAGATGCTTGCCGTCTGCTGGCCGGACGCGTTGAAGGCCGTCAGGCCCGAGCTGTTCAGCTCCACCCGCGCCCCGGATGCGCTGCCCGCGACCACTCTCGTGGACAGCGTTAGCACCGCGGCGAGCTTGTCGGCCACGACCGCGCCAGCCGTGATGTGCTCGGCCTCGACCGCCCCCGCGGCCAGCTTGTCGGCGGTGACCGCGTTGGCCGCCAGCGCGCCCGTCGTGATGCTCTCATTGGCGGCGTCGCCGGTCACGAGCTGCACCGCGGCGATCGTCGCCGACGCAGACGGACTCGACTCATTGCCGGACCTGTCGCGGGCCGTGAATCGGAACTGCCGGTCCGCGCCGTATGGCAGGTTCGGCACGAGGATCGCCCCGGCCTCGCCTAGGATGCCGATCTCCGACCAGCCGGGCGCGAGCGGGTCTTGCATCCAGACGCGGACGTGCAGGAAGTCGGACGGCATCGGCACCGCGCCAGCGCCGAGCCCGTTCCAGGTGACCCTGACCACGCCGAGCCGTGTGGACAGTTGGGGCGCGGTCGGCACGGGCGGCGCGTCGGCATCGTCGGGGATTGTCACCGCCGCCACAGACGAGAACGGCCCAGTCTTGCCGAGGTTAACCGCTCGCACCTTGAAGGCGTACTCAGTGCCAATGACGAGCGGCGAGTACGTCGCCGTGGTGTCGCCAGCCTCGGTCGAGGTGACAAGGAACCACGGCGCGCCGCTCTCGTTGATCCGCATGAACAGCTCGTAGCCGCCGACGTTCAGCGCGACCCCGCCGACGTCGGAGGTGACCGCGCCCCATGTGACCGTCACCTGCCCTTGCGGCAGTCCATGCTCGTCGATGTACGCGATCGGATTCACGATCAGCCCGGCTGGTGCCGCCGGAGTACGCGGCTCTGGAGCCTCTGGGGCCGGTCGCGCGCCTGACCCTCCGTCCGCCGTCGAGCCACCGACGATGCCTGCCGTGCGGCGGGCCAAGCGGATCTCCCGCTCAAGAAAGCGATCATTGAGGACCAGCGAACCGCCAAGCACGCCCGAGCTGTTGCGGGCCAACGTCACCTGACGGACCCGCAGCGACTCCAGCGCGCCATCGTCCCCAGGGGCGAGCACCCGGTCACCGGGCCGGTAGTCCTTGAGCGGCAGCCAGCGCGCGCCGTACAGGACGATGCCTCGCGTCCGCTGCACCCGCTCCGCCCCGGCGCGTTCGAGTGCGGACTGCGCGAGGATCGTCGCGGTGCCCTCATCGGAGACGCCGCCGTGGCCGACGTAGGTCTCCCACGGCCCCCACGGCTGCACCGCCGCAGGATTGGTGAACGTCTTGACGAGCCCGTTGTCACCCACGACTAGCACCGACGAGGCGACGTCCTCCAACGTGCCGTCGTCGGGTGCCTCGGCGATGTCGCGGCCGTACCGCAGGTCCACTGGGCCAGGCCCGGACGCCAGGTCGCGCTCCATCACCGTGTCGGCGTTGAACACCTGGACGGTGCGGCCGCTGACTTGGAAGTCGCACACGCCCTGCTCAGCGAGGTTCAGCAGCGCCGTGAGCGCGTCCATGCCGGGCTGGTAATAGATGGTGAGAACCTTGTCCCACGCCGCGCCAGCGCTGTCCGTCGTCGGCGTGAAGTCCCAGGTGAGGCCGGGCACTGCGCCGCGTCCCTTGGCCTCGGCGATGAACGTCTGCAGGATCGCGCCCGCGGTCGCGGATAGGAACGCTCGCTTGCCGTCCACCAGAGGCGCCGTCCCCGGATAGAGCACGACCTTGCGGAGCATCCACGCGAAGCCCGGCAGCTCGAACCGGGCAAGGCCGGTCGGGTCGGCGTCGTCGCCGCGGCGCTTGATGCGCAAGAACCGCGAGTCAGGAGCCTCGGTCCAGACGTAGCCGTCCGTGCTCCACTGAACGGCGATCTCACACGGCTGGTCGAGCAGACCCGCGCCGACCGCCGTGGTCGTGTAGGCCAGCTTGAGCGACGGTACGTCGTTGAGCGGCCAGCCCGTTTCGACCGAGAGCGGGTGTGGGAGAACGCCGAGCTGGCCGCCGAAGGGTGCATAGGCAACGAGCCGAAGATCGAACACCGGCCCTCCTTGCCCGAGACGTTAGGTACCGGTGGTTTCGTTAACGTCGCACCGCCCTGGTCATCGGCGGACTGCTCTTTGCGGGGATACGTACATGGGTTCGATTTATGATCGACCCGCCCGCCCGCTTTGCCCCAAATCGCCTCAGCGTCGCCCTGAGGGACACACAGGGCCCTTCGCGAGACACTGCACCTCCAACTACCAACGAGACCCCACGCATAACAAATCGCGATACTAAGCGGCTCGAGAAAATCGCAATACTAAACGGCTCGAGAAATCAGCAACTTAATGACTGCAATATTGGCCGCGAAAATAAGTGCACGAAAGATAATGGTTAAGTCGTCGCCGAGGCGGTGTCGGAATGCATCATCATGCGCCACAACGCCGCCCCCATTCGCGTGGTACCACTCCAGTAGAACTAGCTGGATGGTAGCGTTTAGCCAGGCCAGCAGGCGCCGCCTAGCTTTTCCGCGACTCTATGGGGAAACCGCACTCTCCCAACGCCCGGGGCAGTATTATCGACGCAGCCGAAAGGCCCCGACCCTCCTGCAGAGAGGAGCGGGGCCTTTGGGTATCAGCCGGACCTGGGTCACAAAACGGATACCTGGTAGTTGAACAGCTCCAGTGTAGCGTCCATCGTGCAGGGTTGCCCCAGGTCCGGCCACATGTTGGCTAGCGAATGCGGGCGTACGCCCGCGGGAAGGGGCTTCGCAGTGGAGCTCTTTGGCGTCTCCTTCAATGTCACCGTGCCGAAGCCAGTCGCTCAGTTCGCCTGGGTCGTCATCCTGATCCTGGTCGTCGTGATCGTGCTCGTGCGGTACGGCGCGGTGATGAGCTTCACGATCGGCTGACGTCGCCCGGAGAAACCTACTCGATGACCAGGGCGCAGGTCGGGAGTCGCTCGTATGACTGCCGACCTGCGACAATGGCTGCATCGTGATCACTCACACCTCACATCCCCCGATCGACGTCCATGTGACTCCGCGCGGCCGCATCATCATGATCCCGGCCGTATGGCCGCCCGAACTCGACGCCGACGACGCCGATCTCCTCGCGGAACGACTGACGGCCGCCGCCGAGCAGAGCAGGGCGAGGACCGATCACAGGTAGGCGCGGCGAGCGCGGATCTCCACCTGCGACGAGGCGTTCGTGCCCGTGGCGGACGTGGAGATCAGCACCGCGCGGGAGAAAGGATCGGCCACTGCAACGGCGGGCGTCAGGTGCAGCCAACGGAACTGCGAGCCAGGGCCAATCGCGTCAATCTCTCCCGTCACGTCGGTCCCGGCGGCCAAGTCCCACGTGTCGGTCGTCACCTTTGCGGCCTGCATGCGGCCACAGTCGATCAGCAGCCGCTCCCCTGCCAGCAGACCTCCCGGGCGCAGCACCCACCCCCCCGTGGCAACGTCCCCGATGGACGGCTGCACGGCCGGGCCGGTGAAGCGCAGCAGCGCGTCGATGATCGGCCCGGTCGAGCCTGCGAGCGTGGTCACCGCCTGGGCGAGCTGGTTGGGTGCGCCAGCCCACGTGGAGTCGGCCTCGTCCCGCCACAGCGCGCCCGGCACCTCAACCACTGCAGTGAGCCTCGCGGTCGCAGCCCCGGTGTTGACCTCCGGCTCGGAGTTCGCGGTGATCATCACGTCGGCGACGCGGACGATGGCTCCTGCCTGATAGCGCAGCTTCATCAGCCGATGCCGCACCCCCAGAAGCGCCGCCAGGGCCTCCAGGTTCCGCTCCATCTGCTCGTAGCCGCCGTCCGCCCCCGAAGGGGTGGCCGAGGTGACCTTGAAGGTCAGACCGATCGTCGTGGCCTCCAGGTCGAGCCCGACGACCGGGATGTCGCCGTGCCGGCCCGGCACGCTGACCTTCACGGCCCGCGCGCCGGGCAGCGGCCTGCGCTGGGTGCCCCGCTTCAGCGTCCAGCAGCCGGCCGGGTGGTCGAGCGGCACCCCGTCGAGTGAGTAGCTCGGCACCTCAGATCACCCCCATCGCGCCCACGTACTGGAGCCCGCGGTTCACGGTCACGCTCGTGGGTTCGGCCTGTGGGTAGTGGTTGGTCACGTTCACCACCGCCCGCGACAGAGCACGGCCGCCGCCGAACCCTTCCGGTACGGTCACACCGGGCACCGACAGGTCTGGCATGGCCGTCTTCGCTGCGAGGGAAGCCACCTTCCTCAGCGAGGAGACGACGAGCCCGGCGGTCTTATCGACGCCGACCGACATGCCCTGCATCATGAAGCGGCCGATCTCGGCGAACACCCGCGACGGCGACTTGATGCCGAGGGCGCCCTTCACGTTCTTCACGATGTTGGTGAAGAACGAGTTGACCTGGTTGTAGAAGGTGCCCGCCATCGACTGGATGCCCTGCCAGATGCCGTTGACGATGTCCCGTCCGATGCCGGTCACGGTCGAACCCAGATTCGACACCGCGCTCTTGATCTTGCCTGGCAGGTCACGGAACCAGCCGAGCAGCGTGGTCCCGATCCAGCGGCCGATCGCGTTGACCATGTCGGGGATGATCGAGTTGCCGACCAGGGTGTTGTACATCCAGCGGAAGACCGCGACCCCGGCCTCGATGATCGGCTTGATCTTGCCGACGACCTCGGCCACCTTGGCTCCGAACAGGGCGAACCCGACTCCGAGCTTGGTGAGCATGGGCAAGATCGGGACCAGGGCAGGGAGGACCTGCTGGATCGCCATGACCGCCAGATCCGTCAAGATCGGCAGGACGGGCAGCGTCGCCCGTGCCAGCTCGGCAAAGGCAGGAACCAGCCCATTCAGCAACGAAGGGATCAGTTGCAGGATCGGCGGCAGCACCTGCTGCACGACCGCGGCCGCGATCTGACCGAAGGCGGCATAGATGGGCTGCATCAGCGGCCCAAGCTGGGCCAACGCGGCCGAGACGGCAGCCAGAGCAGGTTGCAGGGCGCTCGCCAAAGCGGCGATCACCGGCCCCAGTGCGGCCGACAGGTTCTGCAGGGCGATGCCCAGGACCTGGCCCAGGATGCCCGCGAGCTGCGCCACGATCGGCAGCAGAGGCGCCACCGCAGCGAGCGCCGCCGACAGCCCTTGCCCCAGCGCGAGCAGCCCGGCCTGCAGCTCCGGCGACGCGAACGCCTGCGCGAGCATCTGCGCCACCGTGGTAAGCCCGGGTCCAAGCGCAGCCAAGGCCGGCCCAAGCGCTGAGATCGCGGCGGCGATCCCAGGACCCAGCGCGGTCGCGATGCTGGCGACCTGCGGCGCTACCTGCGCCAACGCGCCACCAAGCGCCTTGAAGATCGGCATGAGCATGCTGCCGACCTGCGCCAACGACTGGAAGATCGTGACCAAGATCCTCTGGCCCTCAGCCGAGGAGAGGAACGCGTTGAGCTGGTCCAAGATCTGGCCGATCACGCCCAGCGCGTTCGACCCGCCCGTGGACATTGCCGCGAAAACGGACCGGATGATGCCGACCACGTCGCCCGCGACCTGGCCGAGCTGCCGGAACACGTCGAGTGCTCCCTGCATCCAGCCAATAGCGGCTCCGCTATCGGCAGCATTGGACAGGAACTCACCGAATCGCTGTGCAGCCGCGGCGATGCCAGGAGCCAGCCCAGACGAAAACTCGGCACCCACCACGGCGATGTCGCGGAAGCCAGCCAGAAGCGGCTGGATCGCGGGTTGCATCGCCGCGACCGCTGACCGCAGCGAGGTAAAGATCGACGAAATCGCGGACACCGTGGCCGATGACGAGGCGAACCGCGCCACCTCCACAGCGGCGGCACCGAACTCCCTGGCCACCCCCTGCATGCCGGACTGGAGCGGCCCGACCACGGCGTCCGCGACCGCCCGGATATGTCCAGCCAGCGGCTGGAAGAACGCGTCTTGCACAGCGGACCGCAGGCCGTCGATCGCAGGCTTGACCGAGCGCAGCTCACGCGCGGCCGCCTGCGCGGCCGGGGACAAGCCCTTCAGCGACTCCTCGAACTTCTTCGGGTCATCGCCCAAGGCCGCCTCGAACGCTTCGCCGACCCCGAGCAGCGCAAGCTTGAGGGTGGCCAGCGCCGCCTGCCCGAGCGCGACCGCGCCCGGCAGAGCAGCGATGATGCCAGCGGCCGGGGCCAGCGCCACGCCGAGACCGATCGCGCCCTGCGCGGCCGCCGCCAGGGAGGCCGCCATCGAGGACGCCTTGAGCGCCGCAGCGGTGAACTGGACGCCCATCGAGCCGGCCGACTTGGCGAGCCCGCCCGCGTCGATGTCGAGCTTCTTCGCGGAGTCCCGCATGAAGGTCATGAACCGGCGCACAACGCTCGTGCCTCGGTCCTTGACGTCGATCGTGGCGAACAGTTCGCCCACATTCAGCGCCACTCGGGTTTCACCTCCTGGGGGTTCGGGGTGGGGGTGAAGCCAGCGGCGGGAAGCTGGGCGTGGACAGCCCGTCCGATCAGCTCGGTGTAGGCCGGGGGAATCGCCTGCCGGATCTCACGGCGGGCGCTGGTCCAGTCGATGCCCATGGCCTGCTGCCACAGCGACACCGGACCCTTGCCGCCGCCCTTGCCGTACACCCCGACGTACGGGCCCTCGAACCACTCGCCGTGGCGATATCCGGCGACGCGGCCGCGGTGCTGCGGGTGAGCAGGCTGTTCGACGCGGATGCCCCCGAACTCGAACCATCGGTGCCGCAGCACAGCCAGCTCGGGGAACATGACGCCGCACAGCATCAGGTCCCGCCTGATAGGCGCGGTCGGGACGTTCTCGATGACCCACGGCCGGCCGGTCCGCTGCAGTTCCCGGCGCGTAACCGGGATCAGCTCCTGGTAGGTACGGCCTTGGTTCGTGCCGAGCGTCAGCGTGCTGTGCGCCTGGCACGGCGGCGAAGTGTGGATGAAGTCGAACTCGTGTCCGTGAGCGCGGATGAACCGCACCGCGTCACCGCGCACGAACTCGTCCCCGCAGTACCGCCGCTGCGGCCGGATGTCCACGCCGACGACATAGAACCCCGCGAGCTGATAGCCGCGCGTAGCCCCGCCCACACCGCAGAACGCGTCCAGGACACGCGGCTTCACCGCCGCCCCTCACCGGGATCGAGGGCGCGGGCCAAGCGTGAGTCGCACGTCAGCAGGCCGTGCAGTCTCGTGCGCAGCCACCGCCAGGACCTGGCGCGCAGTAGGCCGGGCTCACCGAGGTCGATGCCGAACAGCTCGTGCAGGTCAGCCTCGGCGAGCGCCCAACGGCTCAGGATGTCTTGCCACGAGACGGTGCGGCCTTGCGCTGAGAGGCCGTCGTCCGGGTCGTAGTAGTCCCGGAGCCCCGTGACCGGGTCGATTTCGCCGCCGCTGCCCGACGAGTCGCCCGGTTCGGGGCCGGGGCTTCCCCCATGCCGCCCGAGGCCCACATCTTCGCGGCGGCGTCCTTACCGGCCGCGACCCACACCAGCGCCGTGGCGCCGACGTGCTGGATCTTCGGCCAGGACACACCGTCCGCGCGCAGCTCGTCGAACACCGGCCCGAGGACCCGCTGATACAGGTCGCGCTCCTCGTCATCGGTCAGCACGACCTCGGCGAGCGCGGTGAGCTTCGGGTCGTCCACCGCCTCGCCCTGCTCCGCCGCCAGGCTGGCGTGCATGAGCCGCTGGCACAGCAGGCCGACCTCCGCGTCAGGGGCGGGGATGCGATACCACTTGCCGCCGACCGGGAGCGGCAGAGAGTCGTCGAAGAAGTCGTCGAGGTCCTGGAAGGTCGTCACGGGGTGGTCACCGGGTTCGGGATCTCGACGGGGGCGCCCTGGCCGAGCAGGGTGAAGTTGAACGGCTCCAAGTCGGTCACACTGCCGCCCTTGGTGAACTCGCTCACGGTGCAGACACCCTTGTAGGCGTCCGGCGCACCGTCCCGGCGGTACCACCGCACCGGGATGTTCGCGCCGAACCCGACCTTCCGCGCCGCCGCCCGGATGGCCTCCTGGCCCGGATCGGCCGTGAACGCGGCGTCGTCGGTCCGCTTGCGGCGGCCCTCGGCCTCGATCTGCCAGGTCCGGCCGGTGACGACCGAGGCGCCCCAGCCCTCCTCGTCGTCGAAGTCCGAGTCATCCTCGGTGTTGTCGTCGGTCGTCTCCTGGAAGGACGTGAGGCCCCTCACCGGAATCCACGTCGGGTTCTCCAGGTCGGGCCCGGTACCGACGTCGAGCTTCCAGTCCTTCGCAAGCAGGGAACGCAGCCCCATGATCACTCCTTTTGGGCATGCCAGGAAGCCGATAGCGGAACCGCTATCGGCAGGAAAAGGTGAGGTCACACGTCGCGATGCGGCGACGGGCGGTGCACCATCAGGTCGAAGGAGTCGGCCCGCTCCCACCGGCCGCTGGAGTCGCGGCCAAGCGGAGCGACCAGCGTGCGGCGCGCGAGCAGCACGTGAACGCCCGTCGAGAGCGTCACGTTCGCCAGGCCGTGAATGGTGTCGAACGTCCCGTCCGCCAGGTCGTCCACGACCCTCGGGTCCGCCTTTGCGCGGAACCGGGCCTGCATCTGCACGCTGGAGTCCGGCTGTTCGACGTCGTCGCCGGCCTGGCCAACGCCGTACACCGCCAGCGCAATAGCCGTGTCGGGCTTGGCTGGGAGACCGCCGATCGTCAGCGCGATCTCGGCGTCGGCGTAGATGCCGTTAGGGTTCCAGGTGGCCACGCCGGCCTCGCCGAGCAGGACCGCGACCCCGGTCAGCAGGTCACGAGTCCAGCCGCTCACTTGAACACCTGCCGGAGCTGCTTGGCGATCAGCAGCTTGACCACCTCGGCCTCTTCACGGACCGCGAGTTCCAAGAACTTCGCGGTGCGCCCCGGCTTGTGCTGGTAGTCGAGGGTTTCATGCTGGGCGACGGCGTACGGGGTGTCGTACGAGACGATGCCGCGCAGGTTGGTCTCGTCCACGACGGCCGTGCCCGACCGCTCCAAGGTGCCCTCGTCATGCGGGACACGCTGGTTGGATACCGCAAGCACGTGCTCCGTGGCGAGGCGTAGGCCCCGCCCGGACGCGCGGTGGATCTCGGCCATGAGATCCTCCGGGTTGACCTTCGCGTTGAACACCATCAGCGGCACACCACCTCGACGTGGTCCGGCGTCGGCAGCCCGCCGCCGTCGCGGGAGAAAGACGTGATGACGGTGGTCACCCGCCCGTTGACGGTGACCCGGCTCCCCTCCGGGCAGAGCGTGCCCGGAGGGAAGAACACGGTGGTGTCGGAGACGACCTCAGCGCCTTGTGCGTCACGCACAAGGCGCCGCTCGTCGTCCACCAGGCAGCGGGACTCGAACGCGGGCCCGAAAACAGGGCCGTAAGCCCCGTCGCCCCGAAACGGTTCGATGGTCGCCTTGTGGCGCAGCAGCCACTCGGGCAGCATCACCACACGCTCCCGTCGAGGATGTAGCCGGGCAGCAGCCCAGCCCGCTGCAGGATCGACGAGGCGTCCGGAGAGTACCGCGCCGGTGGCGCGTCTCCGGAGCCGCCGCGCTCCAGTCGGACCGAGCCGATCGACACCGACTTGAACGCGGCAGCCACGCCGAACTCATCGCCGACAGCGATCGTCCACGCGACCTGCGCACACGTCGCCCGCTTCATCGCCTCGGCGTCCTCGGGCCGCGTCGGCAGACCTGCGTCGTCGGTCGGGTAGATCGAGGCGAACAGCAGCTCGTCGATCCGCTCCGACGCGCGCTCCAACCGCCGTTCGATGTCGTCCAGCGGGTCCTGGCCGCTGTATGCCGTGTAGTCGGCAGCGGTCGCGTACGCCATGGCTACACCGGCAGTTCGAGCACCGCGACCGACAGCCCGGCCGGGTCCGAATAGTCGATGTAGACCTTGCCGTTGGCCTGCCGGTAGACGGCAGGGAACGGGGGGATCAGCACGTCCCCGCTGGTGGCCGGGATGACGTAGGTCCGGTCCACGACGTCCTGGCCGTCCACGGTCGCCGGGATCTGCACCGTCACCGTGCGCGCGGAGGCGTTGGCGTTCTTCACCCGCACCATCCGCCGCTCCGAGTGGACGAACATGTGCCCGTCCGCAATGGCCGGCGTCAGCGCGGCGGTGAGGTCCAGCCCCGCACGGGGCACCGGGACGGCGTTCAGGTCAGTCCTCGCCATCGTTTGCCTCCCCGAACTCCTCGATCAGCGCGGCCTTGCTCAGCGACTTGGCGTCGGCCTCGGGCATGCCGCGGGAGACGGCGTAGTTGATCCACGCCGCCTTGTTGTCGTGCTCGGACGGGCGGTCCGGCCCGGCCGAAGCCGGACCGGACTCGTCGGCGGGCTCGGGCCCGCTGATGATCCGCCAGTTGTCCAACATGTCCAGACAGGGGTCACGGTCGGCGACCTCGACCACCTGGCCGGTGTTGGAGTTGCGGTAGACGAACGTCACGCCGCCACTCCGTGGATGAGGACCGCTCGGTTGGCGTCCAAGGTCTTGACGCCGTAGAGGCAATCGACGCTGACCACGTCCTGCTTGGCCTTGATGTCGTAGTCCATGACCACCCTCACGCCAAATCCCTTGTAGCTCTCCACGGCCGCGTTCGCGGCACCCTGCGGGAGGACCAAGGGCCTGGTCACGAGGGCGAAAGCCGTCCTGTGGAACGCGACGCCGATCTCCGTGTTCGGCTGACCGGACGCCGGAGGCGTGGTCGGAGCCTCGATGTTCTGGGTCTGATAGGCGTCGAATCCGAAGACCCTGCGCCCCAGGTTCGCCTCACGCAGACCGTCCGTGTCGCCACGCGTGTCGGCCTGGTGGAACAGCGGGTCCGACAGCCACAGCGCCTCGATCTCCGGGCCAACCGCCAGATGCCTGTCAGCCGCAGGGACGTTCCTCTGGTTGAGAACCCTGCGCGCGTCGATCGCCGTCTTCGGGTCGGAGTAGGCGTGGATCGCGTCGCCGGTCACGCCCGTGATCGGCGCCTCCGGCACGCCCACCCGCTGCACGATGTCGTTGCGCAGCGACAGAATGTCCCTGTCGATCTTCTGCGCAATCGCCTCCATCGCCGGGTTGAGAAGCTGCGTCCCGAAATCTTCGATTTCGAGAGTCAACTCCTCGGCGGTCACCGCAAAGCTGACGTCCGCGAAGTGATTCAGCGTGATCGGCACGGAACCTTCGCTGGCGTTCTGGATCTGGATGCCGGTCGCACGGTTGAACTCAGTCGCCTGGAAGACCGCCGGCTTCCTGACGCTGATCGTGTCGCCGACACGGGAGACGAACTCCTGCTCATAGTCGCGGTGGACGAGCTGCGCCATGACGCAGGTCTCGTACAGGGTCGCCAGCGCCGCCTTCGCGATGATGCTGGGGGTGAGAAAGGTGTTAGCCATTCGGGCCTTTCACTCCTTCGATCTGCCGATAGCGGTCCCGCTATCAGCGGCTAAGACGAGGCACGCTTCTTACGCCTGGCGCGGAACTCGTCGATGGAGGGCTCGGAACTCGCGGGACGTCCACCAGGCCCGCCGGTGAACTCGCCTCCCGAGCGCGCGGGCGGCCCCGCCTGGGCGGCCGCCTTGAACTTCGGGTTGTTCTCCACTGCCGTCTGGATCGTCTCCATGAGCGCGGTGGAGAAGTCCTCGGCGTCCGGGTCCATGTCCCGGACGGATTTGAGGAACGACCTGCTGTCGATCAAGGCGTCCGGGTCCGCACCGACCTTCTGGCTTGCGCGGTGCACCGCGAGCTCGATCAGGGCGCGGCGGTGCCGCTCCCTTTCTGCGTCGCGCTCCTTCGCCGTGGTGTCCCGCTCGGCCGTCAGCGTCTCGATCACCTGCTGCGGGTCGATCGGCTTCTCCTCCTCAGCCGCAAGGCCGATGGCCCTGGCAATCTGCTGGGCGAACTCCGTCTTGACCTGCTCGGTGATCTCCTCCTGCGACGGCCCCTGCTTAGCGGTCGCATCGTCGGCGGCCTTCTGCGCGTCCTTCAGCTTGGACCGGTAGTCGGCCGCCTCCGCGCGGGTGTCCTTGATGAGCTTCTGCGCCCACGAAGGAAGCTGGTCTACTCGCTTGGCGTCCGGATTGACCGCCGTGTCGTCGCCCGCCGGCGGCTCGGGCGGCGTGACCTCGGCCCCAGCCGAAGGAGTCTGCTCCTCCTGCTGCGGCTGGCCTTCGCCGCTCTCGTCGTCGGGCGCGCCACCGGCGATCAGGTAGATCGGGGTGACGCCGTCCTTGCGGTAGCCGATCAGCGCGCCCGGCGTCGTCGGCAGGGTGTTTTCGAGCATGACGAGATCGCCCTCCTGGAGCGTGTCGTCGGGACATGGGAAAGGCCCGCGCCTGGCGGGCCCATGAGAAAGGGCGACTACTCGCCCGAGCTGTGCCGCACGTACGAGCGCATCCACAGCAGCCGCAGCGCACGCTGCCGGTCATCGCCCTGCGCCGGGTACGGGCAGGCGGTGACCGGCATGCCGCGCTCGCCGGCCAGGCGGCCGAACGTGATGGCGGCCCTGCGGTCGGTCTCGGAGATGGTCATACGCCGAACTCCCTCCCAGCGCCGCCCGCGCGAACCTGCGCGGCCGCTCGCCGGTCGGATTCCCGCCCGAGCCACTGGGCGCGGAACTCCGTGAGCGTCAGCCTCGGCGTGTCTTGCCAGAACCGCAGCAGTTCCTCCGAGGCGTACTTGCGGGCGCGCGAGGCAGGCCCGGAGAACAGCGACCGCTCGTTGATCCCGGCAGCCTTACCTTCGCCGTTCAGCATGAAGCCGTTCGTCGCCTGCTCGGCCCGCTCGTACATCTGGTCAAGCCACTCGGCGTACAGGCGGCGCACCGTCTGGTCGATGTCCTCGCCCGGTCGGCGGTCCGCTTCCAACATCGCCCGCCGCTCCTGCCGTTCCAGCTCTGCCGGGTCAAGCCCGTGCACCTCGGCGTACGCCTCCATGTAGGAGTAGCGGCCCGACGCGATCAGGTCGGAGATCTGCCGGTCAGCGTCGGTTTCCTCCTCGCGCCAGTTCCACGACCAGTCCTCGCGCTGGCGCGACTGCCGCTCGATGCGGTCCAGTTCGTCGAGGACGCGGGCCATACCCTCGTCGTCATCGCGGTACCGCTCCATCAGCGCCGTCAGGTGGTCATCCGTGAGTTCGCCTATGTCGCTGGTCTCCGACAAAGCGGCGATGGGGTCGTCCTGCGCGGCGGGACCAGCGGCCTTCCGCGCGGTCTCGGCGGCCTCATCGCGGCGCTTAACCTCCTGTTCAAGCCGCGCCAGAACTTCCTCGTCGTGAGCGAACTTGCTGGCCTGCTCGGCGAGCTGCTTGTCGGTCAGCTTCTCCAGATCCCTCGGCGGAGCATCCGCCTGCTCGCGGCTCTTCTTGCGACGCAGTGACGTCACCTTCGGCAGGACCCGAAGCTGCTGCTCGTATTCGGCCACCTTCTTCTCGGCCTTCGCCCGCGCGTCCTCGTCACGCGCGGCCGCCGCCCGCCGCCGAGCCGCCTGAAGCTTCCGCTGCAGGTCAGCTCCCGCCGTAAGCTCCGAAAGCTGCCCCTCGTACGCGGCCACCTTCGCGTCGGCCTTCGCGCGAGCGTCATCGTCCAGCGCGACCGCTGCCCGCCGCTTGTGCTGCCGTACCTTCCGCTCCAGGTACCGCTGCCGCTGCGAGTCCTTATACGTCGTGTCCGTCCGTACGACTGGCGCCGGCCTGGACACCCCGGGAAGGTAGGCGTTCAGGCTGTGCCCGCAGTTCGGGTGGAGCAGGCCCGCCAGTCGGGCCTCCGCGACCGTCCCAGCGACCTGCACGAACACCTGCGCCCCTGTTGCCGGGTTCTCCTCCACGCGCGTCCCCGCCGTACCGGACAGGGCCAGCACCTCGCCCTCCCAGCGGGCGCACCGGTCGCAGGTGTACGGCAGCCGTGACACGCTGACCAGGTTGATTCCCGCATCGCGCAGCGTGGACAGGTGCCCGTCCACCGCCGCCCGCGCGGTCGCGGTCCGCATGGCCATCTCGACGTAGCTGGCCATGGTCCACGTCCGGGGCGGGTCAGCCGAGTCGGTGAACCCCTTGATACCTTCCGCCGTTAACCGGTCGAGCGCCCGCTGCGCGGCCTCGCGTCGTGTCTCCGCGCCGACCAGCACCCGGCCGGCCGTCTCGGCGATGACGTTGCGGTAAATGTCGTCCACCGCCCGCAGAGCACCCTCACGCACCGACGTGACCAGCCTGACCGCCTGCGCGGCCAGCTCGGCGACGCCCTGACCGGCGCTGATGCCTTGCTTGGCGCCGAGGTTCTTCGCGTCCTGTAGCACCCGCTCCAGCCGCTTGCGCAGCTTCACGTCAGCAACCTGTAGCACCGCGCCGCGCACCGCGGCATCCATGCCTTCGGCCCACGTGTCGAGCACCGCCCGCTGCGCGGCCGCCTTCGCGGCCGCCTCCAGGCGGCGAACGATCGACTCGGCCTCCTTTCGGAGCTGAGTCACCTCAGCGAGCCGCTTGGCCGCCCAGTCGTCGCCGTCGTCGTTGTCGAGGTCCTTGCCGACCCGCGCGGCGATCCGCTCCAGCAGCGCCGCCTCAGCGTCGGCGTACATGGCCGCGATCAGCCGCGCCTGCTCCAGACCGGCCTCGATCGCCCCGGCTGGAGTGACGGCCATCAGTCCTCGCCGGTCGCGTCAGGGACGAACATCTCGGTCAGCGTCGCCGGGTCCGGGACATTCAGCCCAAGCTCGTCACGCAGCCGCTTCTTCTCGGCCTCCACCTGCACGTCGTCCCAGTCGGGGTGAACCCACCGGATCTTGGTGTCGAGGCTGACGGCCTGCGCCCGGTTCAGCATGTCGAGGGTCCGCCCCATCGACTCGGGGTCGGGCATGACGCCGTCCGGCCACTCAACCATCGCCCGCTCGGCCACGACCTTCGTACCGAAGACGGCGTGATCCACGGCCAGCATCGCCTCCGATAACCAGGCCAAGCGCGGCGTCCAGTAGCCGATCTTCCGTCCCCGAGTGCTGTACGACCGGTTCTGCTGCATGTGGATCTCGGTCGCCGTGCGGGCCTGCCCGTCGCCGCCCTCACCGAAGCTCTGCACGCTGTACCCAGAGCCGCGCAGAATCTGCGAGATGAGGTGCTTCGACGTCTCGGCGTGCTCAGCCACCCGGATCGAGAACTGACTCAACGTGATCATGTTGCTGGGGTTGGTCGGCGACGGCAGCATGCCGCCCAGCGCGCTGTAGATCTCCCGGTCGGGGTCCCACGCCGCGGCCTGCCCGCGGCCGGTGGTCGTCAGGTACACCTCTGGGACGATGATCCTGGCTTTGCCGAGCCGTAGGTCGCGCATCCAGCTCGTCCAGGTTTCGTCCAGGGCGTCCATCAGCGGTTCGACGCCTGCGTAGTCGCTTCGGCCTATGGCCGTGCCCCGGATTGTTCGGTGCGGCCGCATGTTCGGGACGTAATCGACGAGCAGGCCACGCTCGTATCCGCTGTCGAACCCGCCGTCCTCGTCCACCAGCGCGGCGAACTCCTCGGTCACGGGGTGGTCCTCCAACGGCACCTGCATGCCCAGATGGTCCTCGTCACCCTGGTAGAGGCCGTGGAACACTCTGCCGATCTCGTGCCGCTCCAGGTGCCGCCACACCTCGCCTGACCGGTCGTCCTCGTGCACGACCTTCCAGAACGTGACCGCCTTCAACCTGCCGTTGTGAAACTCCGGCACGGCGGCGTCCGGCGGCAGCGCGTCCACCACCGGGTAATCCGCCATCGTCGTGTCCCAGCCGACCCGCAGATACACCCCACCGTACGCGGCACACAGTTCGGCACCCTCCAGCAGCGAGCCGTACACGCCCGCCTCGTGCATCACTGCATCGAGTCGCTGCTGCCCCTTCTTGCCCTTGACCTTGAGCGTCGGGGGCTCACTGAACAGCAAGTCGGCGCTGGTCGCCGCGATGTCGGCCGCAATCGGGACGTGCAGTTTCGTCGCCCGGGATTGCGCCGCCGGCGTCGGCGTCCCCCAGAAGTAGCGAACCATGCGACCGAAGTAACCCCCCGCACGGGTGATCGGCCGGTCCCAGCCCTTCGGGTCCGTCCCCACCATCGGCACCGGCTTGTTACCGCCGTACACGTCGGCCAGCCGGTCCGGGTCGCCGGCGTACCAGGCGCCGTGCGTGTCGTACAGCCGCATCTCCTGTCGGATCGCAGGCGGCGGCCACTCCTGATTACGCTCGGGAAGCGGCATCGGCCACCCTCCTGTTCACGTTTTCTCGATCTCCGACAAGGCGATAGCCAGTTGCACCCAGCCCTCGGCGATGGCGACCTTGGCCTCGACCATCGCCGTGTTGGGCTCGCAGTCAGCGCGCTCCAAGACTTCGGCCGCACGGGACACGGCTTGTCGCCAGGTGATCGTCTGATCGCTCATCCGGTGGCCACCGGCCAGTGCCAGGTGCCCGGATCCTCGCCGGGCGGGATGTTGAACTCGTGGAACCCGCCAAGCTGGCCTGGAGTGAAGACCCACAGGTGGACGTGGAACGCGTCGTCGAGCGCAGGTACCGCGCCGACCTCGACACCGCGGGGATCCAAGGTCGTCACGTCCGCCGTGACGATCGCGGCGCGGACGGCGTGGAGGCCCTGCTTGCCTCGGTACCGAACGATGTCGCCGGTAACAGGAATGCGGTACAAAGTGGCTCCTCAGATGACGGGGACCAGCCCGCCCGGAAGGACCGGCTGCTCGACGGAAGAGGTCACGCGGACCCATGCGCGGTAGGTGCCTTCAGGCAGCGACACAGCACCCTCGCCGGGACCGACGAGGATCTTCGCGTCAGCCCCCGCGGCGGTGACGTTGTCCCACGTGGCGTCGTGCCAGTCCGTCTCGGTCGGTTCGCCGTCCTCGTTGGTGAAGGCGACTTCGACGCCTTCACCACCGGACGGGCCCTTGACGGGGATGTACAGAAACTCCCTGGATAGGGAGGAGATCGGTTCCATGGGCGGTCCTCCCTACGTTCGCGGTGAGCCCGCGCCCCATGCGCGGTGCGGCTCACCAGCGGAGTGCCTGCGGTACGGGGAACCCGCCGACCAGCGGCGGTACATCGGGCCGAGGCCAGAGACGTCCCGGCCGAGGGTGGCCACCGTTGCCGTCTCGACCAGGACTGCCGAATCGGTGGCGAACCGCGGGGCTTCCACCACGGCCTGGTCGGTGAGCACCACGCTGTCGGCCGCCGTCACGGACACCTCGGCCTGCGTGAACTCGACGAGCGTGGCGCTGTCGGACACCGACAGGCCGACCGTGGCTGACTCGACGAGCTGCGCGGAGTCGCTGGCGTCCTTAAGCACCGCCACGTCAGCCGACTCGGTCAGGGCACCGACGTCTGCGACCACCGCCTGGACCTCCACCGCGATGGCCTCGGTCAGCGTCGCGTGGTCGCCAGCGACCGGACCGACCGTCTCAGCGATGGCCACCGATTCGGCCAGCGTGCCCGTGTCGGCGGCGGTCACGTCCACGTCCACCTGGGCGACCTCAGTAAGGGCCGCCTGGTCAGCGCCGCCCCAGCCGACCATCAGCATCGACGCTTCGGTCACCGCCGCCTGGTCGGAGCTGCCCGGCGCGGCGTCGATGGCTGCGGCCTCGCCCAGCTCGGCCACATCCGACGAGGCGAGGTCGGCCGTGGCCGCCGCCGTCTCGGTCAGGGCTCCAACGTCGTTGGCCGACGTGGGAACCCCGTCCGGCTGGACGGTGACCGTGGGCGACTCGACCACTGCGCCCGAGTCGGACGCCGTCTGCGTCACCTGCGGCGGTCCCGTGACTGCCGGGGCGACGGCCACAGTGACGCCGACCCGCCAGAGTAACGAGCTGACCGAGGCGACGAAGTCCGCCGGATCAGTGACCGTGTTGGACTGCAACATCCTGGCTGCCGCCGCCGCGGCGGTGTAGGTCCGCGATTGGATGCTGGTCAGGGCGGTGAGTCCGGCCGGCGGGGTGAGGGTGAAGGCGGCATTTTGCGGGTAGGCCGCAACCAGCCGGAGCTCCAGGTCGTTCCCCGACGACGGGGTGATGCCCGGCGTGGTGACGTTCTGGTTGGTGCCCTGCGTCGAACGTGCGATCAGCGGGGTCGCCGACAGTGATGCGTCCTTGACCGCGGCGATCAAGCAGACGCCATCGGAGCCGTTGCGCTGGTTGAAGGTGTAGGAGCCCGGTTCGGATGAACTGGCGCGCTTCCACCACACCCGGATCGCCTGGATGACTCCTTCTCCGGTGGTCGCGTCCAGGGAGTCGAGCAGTTCCCATGCGCTGCCGCCGGTTGGGGTTGTCATGTTCGCGGTGGACCCGCGGTCCGCTGCCTGGAGCCCGATCAGCACGTCATTGGCGACGACACCGGCTGGCGTGTTGATGGTGTAGGCCGCGGCACCGGAGGTCGCGGTTGAGGTCGAACGGATAGACGGCGGCGTAGGGACGGTTTGCGGCTCGCCCACCCATCGCGTCTCGCCCAGGTGTCCCGTGTCGCTGCTGGCCTTGGCGATCTCCGGCACCTGGACGACACCAGTCGTCTCCACCAGCGTGCCGCCGTCAGTGGAGTTCTTGGGCGTTCCCGTGTCGGGCACGGTGAACGACAACTGGTCGATCCACGCCGTGTCCGACAGCTCGTTGACCGAGCCGTCCTTGTCGTACCGGAACGTCACCTGCGACGCGCCGGTCACGTCGATCGTGGTCTGCGTCCAGGGGACATCGCCCGAGTCGACAAGCACTTCCGTGCCGTCCACCAGGACGTGAAACAGGTCGTAGTCCGCCTCGGACGACACCCGGTAGTAGAAGCTCAGTGACGTGGCCTGGGGCGGGACGGTCACTATGGCGTCGGTCGCTTCTTCCGCGCCGATGGTGGCGGCCTTCAGCGCCCACGTGCCTGCAGCCGCCGTCCCGGACGCCCGCGCCCAGGTCCCGGTGATCGTGAGGTTGAGGGTTGCGTCCTCGAAGTCCTCCAAGATGGTCGCCACGACGCGGCCCCCTCCCCGTCAGGCAGTCGCGTTGAGGCTCAGGCCAGGGAAAGCTGCACCGTGAAGACCCAGCTCGCAGCGCTGGTCTTCTGCCCGAGGTTCTCCACCTTGCGGTTGAGCATCCGGCCGCCGGACGCGGCGTTGAAGATGCCCCACTCGGACCACACGAAGTTCGCTTCGCTGGTCGAGAAGGTCGCCCGGAACGTCACCGCGTTGGCGGCGGCGCCGGTGCCGTCCGCGTGCTGGGGGTAGGTGGCGTCCAGCCCCTTGCGAAGCTTGCTGGTGCCCTGCAGATCGGTTTGCACCGGATCTGCCGCGGCGGTGCCGTCACCGACGCCGATCCGGGCGTTGGCCGCGTCGAACGCAGTGACGGCCGTTCCCCCGGTGAGGCGGTGCCACAGCGCGGAAACCCCGCCGTACATCAGAGCGTTGCCCTCACGCTCGATCACCTCGAACGGCTTGGCGCCCGGGCCGGTGTCGGACCCGTGGAACTTCTCCAGCTTCCAGCGGCAGCGCCACTGGGCAGCGTCGCGGCGGCCCACGCCGGCCTCCAGGTGTCGGCCCTCGGTCAGTCGCCCGTTGTCCCGCATCGTGTGCCCCTCCCGGACATGCAGAAGGGCCACCCGGTCCGGATGGCCCCGACTTTCGCTTGTGAAATGCACGACGTGGCGTAGGCGCGGTCCCGGCCGCGCAGCCCCTCAACTACGGGGCCAGGACCGCGCCATGTGCTCGACGCACGTGGGTGGGACGTGCGGAGCGGCGCACCCCTCAGCCCGCCACAGATCGGGGGGTGCGCGTTCGTGGGTCAGAAGACCGGCTGCAACAGCGGCAGCCAGGCCGCCTGAGTGGTGTGCAGGGCGTACCGGGTGGCGTCCAAGGCGTGGTCGTCCACCTTCACGGGGACGTCTTCGCCCTTCTCCGCCCGTTTGTCGTCCCAGGCGTACGACCCGACCTCGTCGAGGAACCCGGACACCGACCGGTGGACCCGCAAGTGGTCCGCTCCCAGCAGGTTCGACACGGTGCGGATGCCGTCGTTGACGGAGTTGTCGCCCATGGTTGGGGTGAAGCCATCGCGATGGAGTTGGGTGATGAAGCTCGCGGCGGAGGGGTCCACCACCACCCACTGCGGCCGCACCCCGCGGGTGCCAGGGCCGTAGGTGTCGGGGATGTTGTCTAGCCAGTCGGTGAGCTTCTGCGAGTACTCGGCGTCGGTGAGCTGCCGCCGCTCCGCGCGAGAGTCCCATCGGAACTCGCTGGCGAGGTAGATGCGCCTCTGGCCGGTGTTGTCCGGGGTGGACACGCCGACGAGGATGGCGTCGAACGGGTTGACGGTCCCGTAGTCGATCCCCAGCGTCAGCCACCGCTCCATCGGCGGCAACACGTCCACGACGTGCCGGTCCGGGTCGAACATGTCGTAGATCGCGCCTTCGGCCATGACCCACTGCCCCAGAATGAATCTCTTGTACCAAAGACCCTGGTACTCGGCCTTGAGCGCTTTCACGTAGGCGGGGTCCAGCGCCTTGTTGTCGTCCAACGTGAAGTGCCAGTGCCGCAGGTCCAGCTCGTGTCGCCGGTCGAGGAACTGCCGCTTCAACCAGTGGTTCGGCGCGTCCGGGTTGGTTGTGGCGAACAGCTTGGCGTCCTTGACGCTGAGACGGGCGAGGAGCTGGTCCCAGAACTCACGCTCGATCAGCGTCGCCTCATCGACATAGGCGCCGGCGCACGTCATGCCTCGCAGCCGGTTCTCCGACCGGGCGTCGTTCGAGCTGATGATCTCGACGCGGCGGCCGAGGATGTTCGCGGTCGGGGCGCCGCGGGTGTAGATGATGCGGCGCGCGACCGGGCCGGTGATCGCCGGGTCCGTGAGCGGATCAAAGACGTTTCTCGCGATCGTGTCGCTCGTCTTCCCGACGATCACCAGCGAACCGCCACGGGGCGCCTGCGCGATGTAGATCAGCCAGCGCAGGAGGCTGGCGATGGTCTTGCCCGACCGGATCGCGCCCGACCAGATGTTCAGGCGGGCCGTGGACTCCGCTATGGACCTCTCCTGCTTGGGCGACAGCGTGAGCGGGCTCGGCGCCGGCGTGCTCACAGGTCGTCCCCCGGCTCGATCTCGTGGATGACCTCGGCGTCGAGGATCGTGTCGGTGTCCGGGTCAGGGATGGCGTGCCGCTGCTGGAGCTGCAGCAGCAGGTTGCCCAGCAGCGACGCCATGTCCCCGTCAGCGACGCCCTGCCTGTTGATCAGGTCCAGGCCGAGCAGGCTCGCCCGCCGGTTGATGCACTTCAGCGCGGTCTCGCAGGCGTTGACCTCGCCCTTGATAACCTTCGGCCACAGCGACGCCATGATCCGGTCGAGGCGATCGATCTCCAGTCGGAGAAGCTGCTCCGACGCCATCTGCTCCTGCTTGGCAGCCTTCTGCAGAGCCCGGTCGATGTCCTTGGACACCGACGCTGCACCCGAGTAGCCCAGCCGCTCAGCGATGACCGTGGGCGACACCCCGGCGATCCGCATCTGCACGGCCTGGTAGCGGCGCTGGGAGATCTCGACCTGGCGTGCCTTGCTGACAACCATGAGGGGAACTCCTGATCTATTACGCTTCTCGGGTGCGGCAAATGCGGATGCTGACCGTCCGGCAGCCCTGGGCGGCGCTGATCGTCGCGGGCATCAAGGACGTGGAGAACCGGCCCTGGACCACGCGGTACCGCGGAGGGCTCCTCATCCACGCGGGCCGCAAAACCGACGCCGAAGGCTTCGAGCTGATGGAGCAGCTTGGGGTCGCCCTCGAAGGGCCGCTACTGCACGGCGTGATCCTCGGATCGGTGAATCTCACCGACATCCGCAGGGACAGCCCGTCGCCGTGGGCCAGACTCGGCGAGAATCACTGGTTGCTCGCCGACGCTCAGCCAGCGGTCAGGCCGATGACCGCTATTGGAGCGCTCGGTTTACGGCCGGCTCCGGCCGGGTGGGAGCAGGCGTTCGCCGCCTAGACACGCGGCGGCACGTACTCGAACGACACGACGCCGAGCCGGCGCGGGTCGAGCGTGTGCGTGTGCATCCACTCGTGTTTGGAGCGGGTGCCGAGCTTCGTCTGGCCCTTGATCATCCGCCATCTCGGCGACGCGCTCCGATACGCGATCAGCGCCGGGTGACTGGACACCGACCGGTAGCGGAACCCCTCTTCATACAGGCGCTGCCCCATCCACTCGGAGAACCGGCTCCCGATGCCGAGCCCCTGATAGTCGGGCAAAACCACCAGCCGGTGCTCCATCTTCAGGTTGCGTGTGTGGGGATGCTGGAAGTGCCTGTAGGCCAGGAACGCGACAGGCTCGCCGTCGATGAACCCGGCGAACTTCTTGCTGGAGGCGTGGAGCTGCGTACTCAGATAGTGATGACGTGCGAAGACGGGCCATAGCCGTCCATCGACCGGCCGGATCTCGAACTCGAGTGCCGGTCGGGGTTGAACCGACCTCCACTCAAACGAGCCGGTGGACACATCCAGCACCCAGTCCGGCTGCAGCCACTCCAGCACGTCGTAATGGCAGGTCACGGCGACGAACTGGCGGCCGCCGCGCCGTACAGCCTTCTGGATGGTGTGGCTGGCGACCTTCGCGACCTGGCGGTCCACGACCGACGTGAACTCATCGATGACGACCAGGTCGCCCGACTCGGCCAGCGCCCGCGCGATCGACGCGCGGAACGCCTCCCCGTTCGACAGCGTGCGGTAAGGCCGCAGCCACGCCGGCGGCGATGACAGGCCGACTGCGCCCAGCAGAGCCACGATGTCCTTGATGGACATGCCCTCGGGGAAGTCGTCCACCAACGCCCGGTCATCCCGCCAGGTGTGGGACGTGACGACGAGGTCCGGCCACAGGTGACGCGCGATAGTCGTCTTACCGGCCCCCGAAGGGCCGACGATCATTCCGACGCTCCACGGCCGCTCCTCGATCGGCACGTCCATGTGCCAGGAGTTGCTCAGCCGCTCCTCTACGGGCACGTCGAACAGGCCCTGAAGCTGCAGCACGCGGGCGGTCTTATGGACCGGCGCCGATACCGTGATCTCGGCTCGCACAGCACGACCTTTCAAGGGGTAGTGGCGGCAGGGGTTACATCAGGGCGCGGACGTTCCAGCCCTGACCGGCGAGCTGGTCGAGGAGCTGCACCTGCTGCGCTTCGCTGTCGCAGGTGACCACCACGCCCCACACCACAGGGCGCGTGTGGGTCTCGGCGTCTCCCGGTTCAGGCAGCTCCTCCTCGGCGCGAGCGCCGGTCCCGGCCTGATCGGCGCGGCCGCCGCCCGGGGCCGGGGCTCCTCCGGGGGCGAGGGCCACCGCGGCGTTGTCGGCTGCGATCGCTTCGGCCAGGTCGTCGAGGTCCTGCTCTGTCCACCCGGTGCCGTCGAGGTCGTCCAGACCGCGCAGGAGCTCGGCAAGGGCCTGGTCGTCGTACGCACCGAACTCGGCGGTGCGGTTGTCGGCGAGCATGATCCGCGTGGCGGTCTTGTCGTCTACGTCAATGAGCAGGGCGGGCACCTTGTCCAGGCCGTTGGCCTTCGCGCCGCGCCAGCGGTGCTCACCGGCGATGATCCTCATCCGGGACTTCTGGACCAGGACCGTGCCGTAGAAGCCGTTCTTCTCGATCGACTCAGCGATCACATCCACGTCGCCCTTGTGGGGGTTGTCGGGGTGCGGCTCCAGGTCGCCGAGCGGGACCATGCGGTACGCCTGGGGGACGATGGCGGGCACGGCAACCTCCGCGATGAGCTGAATGGTACGAGTAGGTCAGGGGCCGCATGCGACTGCAACCACAAGCGCCCTAGAGGTGGATTGTCGCTAGATACGCCGTTTATCCGCTATTTCCGCAGGACCACGACAGAAGTTAAGGGGATCCCGACCACGCACCCTGCGCCACGGGTGTACTCTCTACTCACCGGTTCCAAGGGACCATCGACAAGGACTCGACGCCGAATTAGATCAACGCCCTGCAGTAAGACCTGTGAACCCTGCCTCACGATCTCTAAGACGACACGAACTCGCATGAGACACGACGCAGCTTCTAGACCAGTGAACTCCGGGCTAACGCATCTACTAGCGATCGTTTGACGTCGTTGTAGCTCCCTTCAACCGCACGCCTTGTCGTGCGGAATTTCCCTGCGCAGTGTCTGCGCGGGTTTCATTCCACGCTTGTAATGCGTGGGCTTTCCCTCTGTTTTCGTGTCGTCTTAGGGACTCATCCATGCTTATGCCCCTGCCGCGGTGGCAACGTGCTCTTATCGTCGCCCTACTTATCCTTCCGCTGCTGGCGATCATCCTGCTGTCACTTCCCGTGTGGCTGTACCTGCCGTTCCGCGAGTCGGGTCGCGGGTTCATCCTGGAACTAGTCCGAGAGTTCACTAGCTGGATCAAGGCCGCAAAGAGTACGTCTTAAACTTCACCTCTGTCGCCCATCCCGCGAACGAGGGAGGTGTACACTCTCCTTCAGCAACTCGGCGTAGAGATGCCGATAGCCTCCTCATCGCGAACACATCGACACAAGCACCCGCCGCATCACGTCTCAAACGATCCCGTACTGAACGCTGCAACTCATCTTCCCGATCACGTAGCTAACGAACGTAACGATCAAGCGCTAGCGAACTCAGGATCACAGGATTCAGCGATTTCAGGATCACGCGAGCACGTCCCGTCTCCGCATCCGTGGGGACGGTTGGCTAGGAGGTACTTCAGGACCACTCCTGAAGACGTCTCTGTCGGTGCAAGGACCTTTCGATGTCTGGTTTCCCTCTGTGGCTGCGCGTGATCGTCGCAGCCCTAATGGCGCTGCCGCTGATGGTGGCAGTGCTGGCTTTCGTGCCAGCGCTAGCTCTCTCCGTCGCCCTCTCGAAGGACCGACGCGATTGGCTACTGGAAGTGCTTGACCGGTTTGTGGAATGGGCTAAGGCGATCTTCTCAAGTACCGGGAAGAGCGACGACGGCGACAACGCCTGACGCGTATAAGCCCCGCAGTACACCGGGACTGCGGGGCTGGTCCCGTTACCACAGAGTGGAGAAGATGGGGCACTTGAACATCTGCTGAGCCTGTCGTGGGACGCTGTTAATCAGCTCGGCATACTCTGCCCGCTGCGACTTCATGGACCTGGCCGGTAGACGTGCCCCGCCTTTGGCGGACCGCCGTGTGGCAGGGACCGCTCACGCCCCCATCGCATCACCAAAGGCGGACCAGCCGGTACTGCTCGACATCCTCGGCGTGGTCCACCGCAAACCGCACGCTCAGTCCACGTGCCCAGGTTGATCTCGCCGCAACGGTGCACCCACGCTGCCTTGTCCATCGCGCTCGATCTCGACCTGGGCACGCCGACCTCCTACTCGACCGCCGACGCCACCAACTGCGATGGGTCCTTCTCCAGTTGGTCGCGAGAATGCAGGTAGATCAGGGTCGTCTCGAACGACTCATGGCCCAGGGCCTCCTGGATCTCGCGCGGCTTCGCACCCCGCGCCTCCGCGATCGACGCCCAGGTGTGCCGCAGCGTGTGCGGCGTCACCTTCGAGGTGATCCCGGCCTGGCGGGCGATCCGCTGCACCAACTCCCATGCCTTCTCGCGCGGCAGCGGCCGGCCCGAGCCGGTAGCGAACAGCGGCCCATGAAGGTCCCGCAGTTCCACCCCGGCCCGGCTCGCCCGCTCCTCGAGGTACTGGTCCAGGGCGTACACCGTCTCCACCGGCAGCTTCCGAAAGTGCGGCTTGCCGCCCTTCAACGTCAGCCGCAGTGTCCGATAGCCCCGCGAGAATCCCAGGTCGTCGATCTCCGCACCCACCGCCTCCGTGATGCGCAGCCCGACCTGGACCAGCATTCGGATCAGCGCCGCGGTGCGCAACCTCTCCCGACCATGGTCCTTGTCGGCGGCCTGGACCAAGGTGTGCGCCTCGTCCTCCGTCAACGCCGTCGTCTCGGAGTGCCGACGAGGGATAGTCGGCCGGTCCGCCTCCGCGAACGGGTTGAACCGGGCGGCGTCGTTCTTGATCAGGTACTTGTACCAGGCCGACACCGCCGACATCCGCTGCGCGATCGTCTTCGGCGTCGGCGTCCGGTCGGCGCTCTCGACCATCCACCGGGCGTACAGCTCGGCGTGCCGCACCGACATCTCCAGCGGATCCAGGCCCGTGCGCTCGCAGTAGGAGAACCACAGCCGGATCGCGCGCCGGTACGCCTCTCGAGTGTTCGGCGACCGGCGGGTCTCCAGCCACATCTGCGTGATCTCCACGACGAGCGGCGGCAGGTCGAGCGGAAGCGCGAGGTCGCCGCGAGGCGCCTCGACCAGCTCGTCCGTCACCGACCTTCACCGCCTCGACGCGCGGCCCGATTCTCCTGCCAGGCGTACAGCTCGGCGCGAGCACCGTCCGCAACGCGCGCGGCCAACGGGCACATCAGCGCCACGAGGATGCCCAGGCCGGCCAGCGCGGCGAGGTCGCTCACCGGTACCTCACCGCCCACCGGTAGTCGCTGATGTCGGTCAGCTCCCAGCGGCGGCCGTCCGGCGTGGTCACGGTGATTCGGCCCGGCCGGACCTCGGTCATGCTGCGTCCGTCGTCGAGGTCCCAATGGACTGCCAGGTCGAACACGTCCTCGCCCGTGCGGTTCGCGGGAAGCTCGTGGACCAGCATGCCGACGATGTGATCGGGTGTGGCCTGGTCTAGGGGGACGCTCTGGCCGTCGCTGGTGCTGCACTCGGTGCAGCCGCAGCCGGCCGGGTCGATGGCCATGATGCGCGAGGTGTACATCAATCGTCGCCCGCCTCGTCCTCCTCGGCCCGGTCGTCCTCGGGGGTGGGGATCTCGTCGGGTCGGCCCGTGAGGTGGGCGATGCGCCAGCCGGGCTTGCGTCGCTGGCCGCACCCGCTGTCGTCGCACTGCGCGAGAGTGGCGTGGCAGTTCGGGCACCGGACTTCTTCGCCGGGAAGTGCCAGGGGAACGGCCGAGCGGAGCCGGTCGCTTCCGTGGTTGCTCACGTGAGCACCTTTCACGAGGGGAGTTGATCTCTCGCGACGGTAACACACGGGGAGCGGAACATAACCTGAATTATGTTCCTGTATTAGCGATCTTGCTTCTGTTGCAACATAGCGATCCGATCACAGCACCAGTGCGCCATAAACCGACTGCGCTGCAATGAACAAATGCACCGCCGAAAGCTCTACACGCTCTTGGTCGCTGCCGCAGCAGCGATCCCCTTTGGCCTCGCCATATGGATGGTCCTCAACAGGATCGAGCACGCCGTCTTGGTTGCCACGCCGATAGCGTTGCTGTCATACGGGCTTGCATCGTCCATACTTGAGGGTTCGGAACGGCTGAGGCAAGCAGAAGAAGACCCTGTCGAGGTACTTCGCCGCCGCATCCGGCGCGTCAACAGAGCATTCGACGAGGCGGCCACACTCATGCAGGAGTTACAGCGCGACTTCGCCGCCCAAGAAGCCGCCCGTGATGCTCTCATCGCCCAAGCCGAAGAACAGCGACAAGTCCTCTCTGTGAGCAAGGAAGATGCCGAGAAGATCCGGAAGATCCTCACCGGCGAAACCAAGGAAACAATCCGCGCCGAACTGCGACGCGAATGGGGCTTCTTCCTCGCCGGCGTGCTCGTGTCCGCTGCCCTGTCCATCCCCATCGGTATCTGGGTCAACAGCATCAGCTAAGCCGCAGCGCGCACCTTGCGCGCCATAGCCTCTGCCGATCGCGGTCTGATCACAACGGTGGCACGCCATCTGACGATGCTGTGCAATACAAGGATGAGCGAACAGCCCCGCGACCGCGAGCCGCTTGAGCGGAACTCCTGGCGGTTCGGGATCTTCAGTGGGTTCGTGGGCGTGGCCTCGATCGTGTCCGCAGCAGACAGCGAATCCTGGCTACGCACCACCATCGTGATCGTGGCCACCCTCGTGGTGGGCGCCGCGACGCTCTTCGTCATCGAGCGCCGTGCTCGAAGGAGAGATCAGCTCGCGGCGGACGACCCTGTTACAGAGATCACTCGACGCGCCGAAAAGTTCCAGAAGGCGTATGACGAGTTCGCTGACTACTTGGATAAGGTCCAACAGGCTATCAATGAGCAGAAGGCGGTACGTGAAACGCTAATCGCCCAGGCGCAGCAGGCAATCGACGAGCAGAAGGCAGCCAGGGACGCTCTGATCGCCCAGGCTCGGGAACACCAGCAACTCCTCGAGCTCAGCAGAGACGAGGCGGAGAAGATCCGGGAGATCCTCACGTCTGAAGTCCCTGGGGAAACACGGACCGAGCGTCTACGTAACGTACTCTTCCTCATCACCGGCGGCCTCGCTTCCGTGCCCGTGGGCATTCTGGTGAACTATCTCGCCAGCCACCTCACCTAAGCACCGGCATTCACCCGCCGAACCCGGCCCCGCGGCCGCAGCAGCGCGCCCGCCTCCACCAGCAGCCGATGCACGAACCCATACGAACGGCCCGTCGAAGCCGCCAGCTCACGAATCGACTCCCCCGCCGCATACCGACGCTTCAGGTCCGCCTTCAGCGACTCCCGCTCCGCGCCCGCCACCCGCGCATGCTTCCGCAGCTCCACCATGACCTCCACCCCGATCACTTCAAGCGGCCGACGCCAACCGAGCCCGCAACGCATCCCGGCCCTCCGGCGACTCGGGCACAGGATCACCCCGCCAGATACAGCCCTCGATCGTCGCCAGATCAGCGAAGTCGTACACGACCTCGCGGCCCGACTTCCCCAGCACCCGCACGCCATACCGGCGCGCCCACTGACGGATCGTCACCGCCTCCCGGCCCAGCCGAACAGCCGCAACCTTCGCCGTCACAGGGGACACCCACACCCCCCGAACAGCGGAAAGCCCCCGAACCAGGACCGGTCCGAGGGCACACGTCTCTCCGTCGCCCGGAAGTGTTACACACCCCGCAGCCCGACGCAAGCCGATAGCAGAACCGCTATCAGCGAGCCACCTCCTGTTCTACCCGCGCCGACGCCTCCCTCTCCGAAACGTGCGTCGCACACGCCGCGCACACGTAGAAGCCCGCCTTGACGTCCCAGTGGAACCTCCGCTCCCCACACGAGCACCGGGCCGGCGTCCACGCGGGCGGCTCATCCCCCACCATCCGCTCCAACACCGTCCGCCACGACAGAGCGAACTCCACCAACCCCACCAGGTCCTCCCGGACCAGGACGCTCTCCAGCCGGCCCGACTCCGTCAACCAGCCCACCGCACGCGACCGCGCCACCGCTGACCGCGCCCCAGGCAACCGCTCCCCCGCCCCCAGCCACGCCCGCGCCCGATCCTCGAAGTCCAGCAGCCCGCCCGTCAGCTTCTCCAGCAACTCCCCCACCGGCGACACATTCGGCTTCGGCCTCGACCCCGACACCCTCGACCACCTCGACGGCGGACGAAACCCATCCACCTCCCGCGCCAACTGCGACGCGAACCCATCCACCTCCAGCAGCGCGTTCCGCACCGTCGCCCGGCACCGGCCGCACACCAGCGGCTCCCCCGGCCGCCACCGAACCTCCGGAACCTCCGGCTCGGCAGGAGGCTCCCCCACCTCACCGCCACGCACCCACGCATCCACCAGATCCGCATGCACATCACGAGCCGCCTCGAAAGCAGACCACGCCCGCCGTGACCTCGCATTACACGGACCCACACACGCACCCGACACAGCCGACACCCCAGAAGCAAGACCAGACATGGCACCCCCGACCGACCCGGCGAACCCCACCACACTACAAGATCAACTTGTTTCCGCAGGTACACAGCCGAGTTCCGCCCCGGCCGGCCCCCAGCCGTGGGGGGCGGGGGGTGCGCGAAAGCGCCGGTCCGCGCGGGGCGGTCCGGCGCTGTCGGCGTCACGCGCTACGCACTTTCAACCTGCTTCCGCACGCGGTCGGCAAGCTTCCGCGCGCTGTCGGCGGCGCGTGCGACCGCGACCCAATCGCGCCGCGCGGTGTCCGCGCGTAGGACCTGCAAGAGGTACAGCGCCGCCGCGAGGTACTGCCCGGCCTCCGTCTTGCTCGCCTTCACGACACGCGCCTCGGCTGCGACGTACTCGGCGCTGCTCCACGTGACGAGCATGCTGCCGCTGTCGGTGCGGTCGGCCTTCGCATCAACCGTGATGCCGTGCCGCGCCAGCACGGCGCAACACTGCTCTACCGCGTGCTTGACGGCGGCGAACTGCTCCCGCTGCTGAGACTCCCGGCTCGACGGGTGCACGCTCGCCAGCGTGGCTATGAACGGCCGGACCCCTTTGCCCCGGAGCGTGTACCCGCTCCAGGGGGTCTTTGGGGCCAGCCCAGCAACGGTGAACTCACGCCCCCAGTACTCCCGGCGCTTGCCCCGATACACGACCTCGGTACCACGCGGGAGGTAGGCCGCTAGCGCGTCGGCGGCCTCCCGGCAGATCTTGCCCGAACCGCCCATCAAGATCCCGCCCAGCTCACACGGGATCGCCTCCTTGGTGCACGTGCGGCACTGGGACATGTGGGCTTCGAGCGACCTACGCGCGTTAAGGGCGTGGTCGCGGGCTAGTTCGGCTTGCTCTCGGCGGATCAT